CCCGTATGTCACCTCATCGCCATTGTAGTAGGTGTAATCATTATTCCATGCGCCACGGTACACGCCCAAAGGCGCGACATCACCGCCGCCGCTTGCCACGCTCACATTCTTCAGTGTAAGACGGCTCTTTGCCGACACGTTCCAGTCAATAGAACTTGTGCTGTCACCAATGCGGAACTTGTTGCCGTCAAAGTCCAAGTAGCACCCGCCATCACTCGTAATGATGCGCCCCGTTGTGATTGTATTGCCATTGACGCGTGTAAAGCCGTATGTTGTCTGAAAATCTCTGAAATTATCATCCGCATACAGGCTTGATACTATGCCAACTTGGAAATAGTAATTGTTGGGGTCGCTCGTAGGTTCAAACTTCAATTGCTCTTGTGAGAGATACCACACGCCATTTTCACCGCTCTTGGAACACTTGGCAAACAGATAGTAGCCGCCTGTATTTTGCAGTTCAAACGAGGCTTCATTCATCTGCCAGTTTCTGATTTTGTCATTGTCAATGGTGAGGTGCGAGAGTATGCCGGCCGTAGCCACAAACATATTGGGATTGCCCCCAAAGTTGGCTTGGAGCACACTGCCGGACAGGACAAACTGCTGGCTCTTTGCCCCAACGGTAAGCATGTTCGTGTCAATTGAGTTTGGCTTGATATTGCCCGTGTCAAAATAGCCGTCCGTGTCATAGACCATGTTGCGCAAATCCTCTGTGGTTCTCCAGCCACGCCTTGCCTTGTTAAGGTCACGGAGGCGGTTGTTGTTGATTATGTTTTCGTGGTCTAAGACGGCAAGCACTGTTTGCGTCTGTATAGACACGGTTGTTGTGTCTGCCAAGGTGATTTGGTAGTCCTGCTCCAACAGCAGGTTGCGTGTTATTTTCTGTATGCGCATCTGTTTCTCAATGCCAAAGCGTGTGTCCTTTACAGGCACATAGTCGCCCACCTCAAACACGCTTGTGTCTGTGTCACGGCCAAGTTCTTGGAGAAAGTAAAGCCTATCCAATGTCAGCGTGTATTGAGCCTTTGCCTGTGTCGCCGTCTTGAAATCTTCCATAGCGGCATACCACAGGTTTTCTTCCGCCATATGCTCGTAGCTTTCAGGCAGATATATGTCGGTTATCTTGTAGGTGTTGCCGGACTCAATCTTGTAGGCGTCCTGAGTTTCAGCGGAGGGTATGGTCAAGCCCCGGCTGTCAGTGAATGGGATTATCCTAAATTTCTTTGTCTTGTTGTCATAACCGCCTTTCGCCTCAAGCTCGAATTGCTGCCCCGCCAAACGCCCAGATGTGAATGTTATCTTTGCGCTCGTTCCGTTCACAAGGTATTTTGTCCCCTTATCGTCTTTCTCGTTAAGGTCAAAGTCCATTGTATCATCAACGAAAGCGCAAATATCATCAGCCACAACAGCAGTGACGGTTCCCGTGCGTGTCGGATAAATATCATCATAGGTTTTCACATCTTCCTCGCTGCCTATTTTATCACGCAGTTCGGCATCCTCAATGTAGCGTTTGCTATCATCAGAAATGCCTATCGTTTCAGTACCGGCCTTTACAACCGTACCGTCCGAAAGGGTATGCTCGTACTGGTTCTTCCGCTGTGGGTACGGCAATTGCAGCCGCTCGGCATACTCCCTGTAACCGCTCCGGATGTTGGTTGTGCCACCCTCCACCCACAGACGGGTTATAATGGCCTTGTCATCTATCTTCTGCTCTTTGAGGTTATACAACCCGTTGCCCTTGCCCCACTCAAAGGAATCAGCGCCGCCCGGCGGGTTCACACGCTTGCCGAACTTGCCTATATGGATAGTGCGAACGCCCTTGTCTTGGGTTATCTGAAATTCCAAGTTGAAATGCTCGCTGCTGCAAAGCGTCTGCAATGCCTGCAAGCAGTTCACGCCCGAAAACTGGATGGTCTTGGCTTCGGTTTCGGGGCAATTGCCCGCATCGAATTTCCACAACCCCGGATAATCCCTTCCCATGTTGTAGATTAGGACTTGCACAAACTCCTTGATTGTATAGGTCAAGTCAAACGTGCTTTTGTCGCTCTTGCCGTACTTGTCGCAGTTGCGGTAGATTGTTTTCATAAGGTCGTACATCGCGCCATAGAAAACAGGCTCGTAGTTGTAGTAACCCTCTGAAACAATCTCGCGGGTTGTTGTGGCTCTGATACTGTATTCCCTGCCGCCAACGGTTATCTTGTCGCCCTTGGCAAACGAAAGCCACTTTGACGATACGATTTTGAGGCTTATGTAATCATCGCCCATGAGCGAACTTGTGAGCGTAGCCTCTTTGACGAAACAAAACGGCTCGTTGGTGTTGAGCTGTATTGTTTCGCCATCCCGTTTTGTTATTTGAGCAATTCCCATACTACAATATCATTTGTCTCAAAACTTCCAATGTCCTCAATCACGCCGGCGACAATGATGTCATACTCGCCAGCAAGCGCATAGGTGTGTTCTATCGTGGTTTCGCTTCCGCTCACATTGAATGTGTGCGTGCCGTCCCCCCAGTAGACATTAAGCAACTTTGTGGATGTGACCTTTATTGCCGCCTTGGAGTTGTCGCTTGCCGATATGTGGCGCAACACTCGCTTTACGGGTTCGTCTTCTGTGAGTTTCATTTGGAACGTGCCGACCATAAGCTCATTGTTGTACTGCCCCCATGTCTTAGTCATGTCGGCCTCATTGTACAGGCCGACCTCATAGACCAAAGGTTTTGCCTTCCCGTCATACTCCACGGTCAAACGGTGCGTGCCGTCACCATCGAACAACGACATAAAGCGGTTAGTCCATTCCACAAAGGCGCTCCGTCCGCTCGCCTCCAGGAAACAGTCAAGCGTAATGGTGCGCTCCTTGTAACGCTTCCTGTTCCTGTCACGCACAATGCCGTGGTAGTTGTCCCAATCCACTTGCAGCGCGTCTTTCTGTGCAAGCCGACCGACCAAGCCAGTAGAGCCAGACACATACACGCCATAGTCCTTGAAGTTCACACCGTCAATGTAGTATTCCACATCGTTGTCAGCCTGTGCCTCCAACAGGTCTTTCTCGGTCTTTGCCACATTGTACACCCTCAATTCGTCAATGTTTGCAGTCGTTGTAAGCAGTTCATCCGTGCAAAGGCTCAAACCTTGTGGAGCGCTGCCGCCGAGTGTGACCATATTGGAGCACGCGCCATCAATGTACACTCTGAAAATGTCGCTGTCACGGACAAAGGCCATAAAGTGCCATTGGTTGGGCACAACATCAATCCATTCTTCACGATAATTGTCTATACCGGGCAAATTCACCACCCAACCGATACGGCTTTGTGTTGTCATCACATAGAAAGACACCGTGAAGTTCCCGCTAAAAGGAATGGCTTGTGCGGTCAGGCACTCACCGCCATTGAGCGCAAGCGCCTTGCCTGCCTTGGCGGTCTTGGTAAATGTCGCACCGTCTGAAAGTGTCGCATCAGCACGGCTTGCCGAATAGTCGTAAGCCGTATTGCCATCGGGGTCGTCAAATGGAAAGTAAAGCACCAAGTTCTTGTCTATCATGTCAGTATGTTGTTTTGTTGTTATATTTCACGGTTACATTGCCTGGCTGCTTGCCGTCCACAAAGTCAATCACAGGCTGTTTGCCATACGCATTTACAATCACGCGTGCAAGGCCGCCCGACACCGACAGGTGCAACCTGGAAGTGTCGAACAAGTCAATGGTAACAACGGCATGGCCGGACACGTTCACGGCTATTTCGCTCGTGTGGCGCACATACAGGCGAGATACGCTATATCCGTCATACTCCAGCATGCCCCTACAAGCGCCATTTAGCACCAAATCGGGCTTGTTTGCGAGTGTGGGCATATCTTCATCAATGTAGACACCGTAAGGCTCACACACGCCCTTAAAATGCGTCCTTAGAAAGTCAAGTGTCGGGTAATCCTCACAAATGCAAAAGTCAATGCCCTTGATGTAGAGCCTTACCAATGCCTCCGTGTCTAAGTTGCCACGCAATTTGCGTTGCCAGAGGAGGCACAGGCCCTTTTCTGTGCCGTCCTTCCTAAGTTGTTCTACCAGTTCCATATTACGATATTCCTTGTGATAGTAATGAGTTGTCCTTTGTCTCAATGCGCCTAAGCGTGTCCTCTATGTTTTGCAGCCGTTCAGCCGACAAAGCCGTGTTTCTCGCTATCTCCGACTGTTGCAACAACTGCTCACGCATCACGCTTGTCTGCTCACCTTGGTTAATGATGAAAGCGTTGAGCCTACCAGCGATAACACCGCCTGTTTCCTCGCTCATCGAAGTTACGGCTCCCGTCAGCGGGTCGCTTGTGGTATCTTCAATAAAGCCATCCAATGCGCTTAGGTACTTTTGGAATGTTTCGCCAGCGAGCTTCACACGCCTTTCAAACTCTGCCTTTTCTTTATCGTCAAGCATATTGTCTTTCCACACATCTTCACTACCAAGGTATTTCACGGCTTCTTCAATGCCTTTTGCAAGATAGTTACGTTTGAGAGCCTCAACGACAGCGTTTTTAAGCACTTTCTTTGTGGTTTCACCAAGTGCCTCCGCTGCATCCTCGCCAGCGCAGTACGCATCAACTATCGCATCGGCAAATTCATCAATGGCACTCTTCACATCAGTGCCAGCGAATGTTTCCATCATCTTTTGGTCTAAATCTTCTATTTGCTGATTTATTTCCTCAATTTGATTTTCCCATTCCTTGATTTTGTTCTTATCGGTCTTTTTCTTGCTGTTCTCCGCCTGTATCTGTTGGCGTATGAGCTCTTGTTGCTTTCGCAAGGATTCCTTTTGCTGATTGTACAGGCCAACCATATCATCGCCAGCCTTGGCTTTGGACAGTTGCTCGTTGAGTTCCTTGATTTCCGCCGTCAGTTTGGCGTATTGGGAAAAGTTCCATGCTTCCAATGCAACATCGCGCTGTTTCTCCAATGCTGCTATTTGGTCTTCGATAGCCTGTATGTTCTTTTCGTAACCTTGCCGCTGTTCCTCATTGAAGACCCAATAGGTGTTGTTGAAAGCACGTTCGAGCCTTGTGTAAGAGCGTTCCAGGTTTTCTATCTGCTTTTGCAAGTTCTGTATCTTCTTCTCGTACTTTGCATCATGCAACTGCGCGAATATGGACACCACGGATGTTATGGCCGAAATCATGCCTGTAATGCCGCCCAATACATCTCCGCTCATAAACTTGCCTACCGAGGCTGCTGCATTGCCCAACTGCCCCATAAGCTCAATTGCAGTACCCAAGCCGTCAGCAACACCACTCATTCCTAACGCATCGAACATTGATTGTAGGGACGAGGCACAATCAGAACTAATACTTGTTACTTTCTGTATAGAATTGGTTATGCCTTGCGCTGCTGACTTTACATTTTTCTTTGCTGCATCAACATCTTCTTTTGAGCCTTTGCCGTTTGCGAGGTCTGTTTCAGCCTTTTTCAGTTTCTTCTTGGCTGCTAAATAGTCATTGAAGAACGTACCAAGTGCCTTGAATGGATTGAGTTCTTGAATACGGTTCTTGGCTTGGGTCAAGCTGTCAATAACCGCCTTATAGTCCACAGGACTAAGTTTTAGATTGCCAGCGTTGAGTTGTGTCTGTATGTCGCTTATCAATTTTTGGATTTGAGCGACAGAAAGCGTGTCAATATCCGTAAACAAGTTTTTCCAACTTTCCGACTGCTGCAAATATGACATATTGAGAGCCGACAATGCCTCTTGCTCTGCCTTGTTTATCTGCGACACACGTTCTGCATCACCCATTTTCTCTGCCGTGGAGCGCAACAGGGCGTATTGTGATTGAATGGATGTCTTTTGTTCCTCAAAGGTGCGGTAATCGTTAAGCACTGTGTTTTGCAGTTCCTTTTGCAACTCCGCATCCTGTTGTGACAGACTAAGACTTGCCTCTGCCCGTTCATCTGTGCTTACAATACCGCTTTCGCCATTCTCCAACTTTTCCTTGGCTCTTGCAACGGCTTCAATCTTTTCAGCAAGAGTTTGGCATTGACCGATAGAATCACTAACTTGCTTTTTGAACTTTTCAAGTGCTGTGGTTTCACCGTTCAACTCGCTTTTCTGTGTGTTGAGCGAGATAAGGTAATTGCCCTCGCCCTCGGTTAGAGTGCCATTCTTGCGTTTTCCTTCAAGTTTGGCGATTTCATTCTCAACATATTGCTTGTAAGAATCGCCATCTGCCAGCAACTTTTCAAACTGCTTGTCGGCTACCTTCTTGCCCATATTCTGCACCCAACGGAAATACAGCTGGTACTGCTTTTTCTTGTAATCAAGTTCGCCCTCAAACAACTTGTTTTGCGATTGGGTGTAACTTGTGTTTTCGAGATTGCGCCTTTCTTGGAAGTTCGCCTTTTCGTCAGTTGTAAGGCCACCCTTGCCCGCTTTCTTTCGTGCATCGGCAAGTTCCTTTTCCTCTTTGTCTATCTGCTGGAGTGATTGCTTGTGCTGCAGGTCAAGCCGTGCCTTGCGTTTCCCATACCCTTCCTCCATGGCTGCAATTCTCGCCTCTTCAAGCCTTTTGTCTGCGTCAAGTTGCTTTTGGCGCAAATTCTCGGCATTGCGCTGTGCATCGTTTGCCCCACCACGACCACGATTGCCGCCGCTGCCACTTTTGCGGTTTTTCCCGGTGGCGCTGTCTAAGCGTGCCTGTAGCCTTGTTATCTGATTGTTGTAATCATTCCAAGCCTTGCTGCCAAGTTGCGCCTCACTTCTTAGTTGCTTGAGTTTTTGGATTTCTGCCCCAATGCCACTTTCCGTATTGAGGTTGTTTTGCTGCTTGTTTATCTCATTGTTCACCGCCTTTAACAGGGACAGGGCGTTTTCAAAGCCGTAAGTCTTGCAATCAATCTTCACCTCTTTGCCATTGAGCTTATTGGCGAGTTCATGTAGTTCTTCAAGGCTCATCTTTGTTATATCCACATTGGCAGTGTCCTTTGGAGCACGGAAATTGTCCAAGTTCCGGCTTGCAAGGTCAATTGCATCATTAAACGCGCGTACATCCCTGACCTCATTGTTGAGGTATTCTTTCAGTTGGGACGCAAAGGCTTCCATTTCCTTGTCGCTTGCGTGTGTGCCCTCCTTTGTGCCAGCAACAATATTATTCACAATCTCGTTGTACTTCCTTGTGAAATCATCGCCAGACAGGGTTGCCAACTCTTTTGCACCAGCCTCCACTAAGCTGCGCACCGCATCCCTAATTACGGGAGCCATGTTTTGTATGTTCTCGGCTGCTTCGGTTATCTCCACCTCATAAGTTTCACCGTGACTGGCAAATGTCCTTGTCTTGCCCGTTTTATATTCCGCATGGTTCAAGCGCGCATCAAAGGAATTATAGTTGTCGTTGCTGTTCTCGTTCAACTTGTTTGCCTCTTTCTCGACATTCTTCGCCTTTATCTTTTCTGCGGTCGTGGCTTGGATAGCCGCCTTTACTTTAAGATATTTCTTTTCCTGCTCTTGCAAAGTGTCATTTTCGTCAAGCAGTGTGGTGTTGTATTCCTTACATATTTCGTTCACTTTCTCCAGCATTTCCTTGTGGGTCTTGCTGCCATTCTCGGACTGTTTTAGGATGGTGTAATACAAATCCAGTTTGTCTGTGGCCTTCTTTGTCCCGTCCTCAAACTCTTTCATCGCATCGCTTTCTTCCTCAGTTTTTTTGCCGAACAGCGTAAACGCGCTGACAAGCAAGCCGACAATGGAAAGGATAGCGAAAAGTGGATTTGCGACCATTGCCGCCCACAACGCTTTCATCCCGGCCGTCAATTTCGTTGTTGCGGCCGAAAGTATGCCTGTTGCCGCCGTTTGCGCTGTCTTTGCGCCGGCATCGGCAATTGAGGCTGTACGAGCCTGTAGTGTCGTAGCCGCCTCCAATTGCTTTTTCTTGGTGTAAAAGTCCGTCTGTGCCGAAAGTGCCGCCTTGCGTGTGGCTGCTTGCGCATCCACTGCTGCGTCAAGTTTCTTTTTTGCGCTTGCTATTGCTGTTGCATCACCAGACTGTTGCGCCCAATATACCTCACGCCGTGCTGCATCAGTTGCTTGCGAGGCTGCAATGGCTTTGGCTTTTGCTGCTTCCACACTACGAGCTGCCGCCTTTACATCAGAACGCATAGCCTCAACCGTTTGTGCTTGGTTTGCCATCTTAGCCTGTGCCTCTTGAACGATTGCTGCCCTATATGCTGCGCTCTTGCCTGTGAGGTTCTGCTTTGACAAAGCCAAGCGTTGCTCTGCCGTCATTACGCCAACGGCTGCCGCCTCATAGCCATCGCTTGAAGCAGTCAGATTGAGGTTGGAGAGATATTCTTTCTGTTGTGCTGTGAGCAGGCTTTGAATGGCTGCTACGCGCATTCGCTTCGCCACTGCCGCCTGTTCCTCGGCTGTGAGTGTTGTTACAAGTGCGTCATAATTGGCCATCTCGGCTGCTGCCATAGCCTTTTTCTGGTTGGCTACCTTGCCTGTCAGTGTGGCTTCGGCTTTCATCAGTGCAAGTTTGGCTGTCCGTGCCGCGTTGTCAAGCACGGCAATTCCCGTGTAACCCTTCGTGGCTACACTTGCAAGCACGGTTGCCGCCTTTACAGAGCCGTATGCAATAGCAACGGATTTGAGTATGCGCACAACATCATCCATGTGTTCAACAAGGTATGTTGCGCCTTGTATGCCAGCCGACAATGCGCCCTCGGTTTGTTCGCCAAAACTATTGAGCGCACTGTCCCACGCGTCTTGCAAGTTGGCAATCTGTCCTGTCAGCGAAGAACTTTGTTTCTCCATCAACTGATAGAACTGGCCACCCGCATCTGTCATTTTGTTGAGGACTTCCTCAACATCCTGGAAACCAATCTTGCCAGCCGAAACCATTTCGTTTATGCCCTCGGCTGTGGTATGGTACTTTTCGGCAAGTTCCTGTACAAGCGGAATACCACGCCCCGTAAACTGCCTTACGTCCTGTGCGTACAAGCGTCCCTGTACCATGGTTGTACCATACAGATAGACCATATCGTTAAGCGGAATGGACAGGCCGCTTGCAATGTTCCCAAGCCTTACAAGCGTGTCGTTTACCTTCTCGGCGCTGACTCCATAGGCGAGTAATTGTTTTGCGCCCTCGGCTACTCCCATGAGGCCGAAAGGCGTTTTTGCAGCCGTATCAACCATTTGCTGCATCAAGTCGGTTGCCTTTTCCTCACTTCCCAACATTGTGCCAAAGGCAATTTCCAGCTGCTGGAACTGGCCACGGACAGACACAATGCTGCTGACAAGGTTATTCATGCCTTGCCCGACCAGATAGTACGAAATGTATTGCCCCGCTTTCTGTGCCATCTGTTGGAAGGAATCCTCAACCGCTGCCGCCTCTTGCGCT